ACATAGCAGGTGGTAACGATAAACTAAAAGACAATTATACATTAGAAAATATAAAGTTACAAGAAATGATATGTTTCTGTATGTTGATGTATAATGATGATATAGTTGGGTTCAGTGGATTACAACGCAAACCATTGTGGCCCGAGCCTTTTGGCGATTGGGAAGACAATACACCAAGGGTCAATTCACGTTGTTATATAGCACCAAAGTTTAGACAATATAAAATAAGAGGTGATAGAATTCGCTATCCGTGGAAGTATCTAGCACCTTATCAGATTGAAATGGCAGATAAAATGGGGTATAATAAGTTATTTTGGTCAACAGAATTATACAAACGTCCAGGAAAAACCATGGACTTAACTATTGAATATGCAAAGAAATATTTGCCAGAGAATTGGCACTATAACAGATTAGAGGGTTATAGAGATATAAATGGAGTTGAACAAGAAGTATGCGAGATATTGAAATCATAGATAACATTCATACAAAAGAAGATTTTATAAAAGAATTAGAAAAGTATGGAACAGTTAACAGAGATATAGACTTGCCAGTCATTACAAGTAAAGAGACTAAAGAAGTCACTGAACAAATTTGGCACCAAGATGGTTTACAAATAGAACACCAACCACAGTATCAAGCATTATGGTGTTCACATGCTGAAGAAGAATGTCCATCTACACAGTATGTTTCTACAAGAATATCAGAAGAAGAGGCTCTAAAGCACATTGATGTCGTAGAGGGTTATGAATTCAAAGAAGCAATAGATGATGGATTGTTTTATAGATTTGAAAAAGAATCACATAAAAGGTATTATTTAAAAAAGATTTACAAAGGTAAAAGACCAATCATTCTACAAGATGATATAGGTTATTACACTAGATGGTGTCCAATGTCATCATATAGAAACGAATCATTAGAAGAAGCAGTCTTTAAAAACGAAATACAAGAAATAGAGTGGATATCTGGTAGAGTTGTGATATCAAACAACATTGCAACGTTACATAGACGAACTCCAAACAAGAATGTGTCAGGAACAAGAAGTCTTTATAGAGCATATGTACACATATGATACGTCCAATAACATTTCTTAATTTAGAGCATCTTATTGATAGAGATGGGTTAAAAGAAGATATGAATAACGCAACGTTTATTCCATTTTCAGACTCTTCGATAAAGGAGGGGTTCTTTAAACATGCGCCACACTGGGAACAAGCGAAAGTTGATGATACTTACGAAATGCCATTTGTGTCTAAAATTAACGAATTAATAAAAGGAAAGGCTAAATTTTATAAACAACATGCGTATCATAGTGTGCCTCCACATGCAGATATAGATACACTTTGTTGTATAAATATTTTAATATCAGAAGATAATGCACCAGTAAATTTCGAAGATTGGGGCGATTTTACTTACCATTGTGCGTTATTGGATGTAACACAAAGACATAGCATTATCTCTTGGCAAGAAGAAAGACATGTATTAAAATTTAGCATATTTGACCGAACATACAACCAGGCATTAGAAGAGTTTAAAGATTATATCTCTCCAGAGCAAGGACCTATTCAATATAAAAAAAATATTAAAAAAACATCAAAAAACGCTTGACATTGATTCGTGCTTGTGTTACTATATATTAATCAACAGGTGCCTATGTCTCCTCTAAACCTCTCTCATCGACATAGACTACTTGTTGCTTCAGCCCAAAGGGGTTGGGTGGGTTAGACCTTAACGTACCACTCTAAAAAGCACAAAAAGGAAATGTAAGGCGGGAAACCCAATGTCAGAAATGATGTTGGGTTTTTCTTTTACCTAAATACTTGTATCTTAGAGGAGCCCATCATGTCACCGAAATCAATAGAACGCACAAAGTGGCTCGCTACACTTATGTTTGTATGTGCTGGAACACTCATATCTTTGAATCTACCACAATCTAAATATGCATTTCCATTATTTGCTTCGGGACATCTGATTGCAATATACGTTTTTGCGATATTAAAAGATAAACCTTTAATAGTACAAAATATATTTTTCTTATGTATTGATGTAATAGGAATATATCAGTGGATATTAGCGCCTATATTTTTTCTTTAACGCTGTTTAGATACTCAGTAAGAATCTTTGAACTTCCTACTCGTACATTGATAATACCATTATAGTACTCATCCGTTTCAAGCACTCTACGGTCAAACTGTTCTTTGGCTTCTACATAACTTAATGCACCACGACTCGGGCAATAGTGTAGAATTTCACGTGAAAATTTATCGGGACCTAATTTTTTTACGTCCGCATTCAAATGGTCAGACGAACCCCAATAGGTTCTCCAATCACTTTCTTTATAACCACGTCTTTTGTTCTTACGTCCCTTAAGAGGTGGTTTAGTGGTTTTAAATCTTGCTAACTTCTTACCTATGTATTTTCGGTCATTTGTAAGATTCGTAATCAAATATACAAATCCCTCAACATTATCAGGTAAATCATTTACAACTTTATTATTGTATGTCCAATCACTCATTGCTATCTCATTGTTTATATCTTAATAGGTCTAAAGACCTAATATCTTCAGAAATTTCTTTTCGTTTCACTCAAAGAAGATTTCATCGATATTTATTTCTTCCATATAATTATATATCAATATTATATCCATGATTATAACTGCTTGATAGTTTGGAAGACACAATTGCCCATCCACAGGGCAACTGCTGAGATACTTGATAAGTTCATCAGATTCTATGTCTAAGTTAGCCACTAGCAATGGCGAGGTCGGTTGGCGATTCCCTCGTAACTTAGTATTGCGTCTTTCGACCCAACGGCACTTTGAATAATCCACATAGAATAAAATATCATCAAAGTTGGTAGTGTTTTAGAAACCTACCTGCGGTTTGTACATTTCTGTACGGTAAATACTAGTCATTCAATTACCTTTAGAGTAACGAATGTTTCGATACAAACAGTTCTTGTGGTTAACGAGAAGCAGTGTCGGAGTTCACCCAACTTGTCCGAACGTATGTATAATATACGCCCTCAATCCCGAGTCGGCAGCCCGACTAACAGTTCCACTATGTATTGCCTTATTAGAATCATTATTAGCCTTAATATCTTTAGATTTTGTATCAGGTTTTGGGATTTGTATTAGATTTGTATCGATTTATATTAGTTATGGTGACCATACTAACATAGTGGAAAAGGGATGTCAACCTTTTTTGTAACTTTTTTTATATTTTTTATAAAATAGGTGTTCCAGCCTGTTTACTTAACTCAAAGTTCTCAGAAACTATCTCATTTAAGTGCTGAATGTGACCCGCCGGCATGTCATGTAACTCGGATATACTAACGCCACCACGCATATACCACGTAAGTTTATACAAAGATTTGTGCAGAGCGTCAAGTGATTTTTCGTAGGACTCTTGTTTCGCTCTTACGTCAGTATCGCTGGCAGTCTTCAACCAGCGGAGGAAAAATTTACAGGGTTCATGTCAAATGTGACTTCCTCTGTGTGTTTACATGCCTCACAAGTAAACTCAAATGTTGCTATATCACTTATATTTGGTGAAACATTGTTTACAGTTTCATTTATTTTCTTAACAACATCTGCTGGTATATTATCCATGAATTCTGTAATCATCTCTTTTTCAAAAATAACATTTTCTGGAGTTTCAATTCTGTCTATAGAACTTACTAATAAGTCTACGTTTTGTTTAGACACTTTTCTGAAACTAGTAGCAAATGCTTTTGCCATTGCCAACTCGTCTTCTTCGCCTTCAATCTTATTAGAACTCATATTACTTAGAATTCTAGCCTGTTCTACTTCCATAAGTGCAAGTCTTGTTAGACTTTCTATTTTTGGCGGAGTTACAAAGATTTTAAGGTCTTCGTATTTTATTGGCTCAATGTCAGAAATTTCTGGGAATTTACCTAATATGCTATTGATGTCAATATTGTAATCTGCTTGTTCACTACATTCAGAACAAGTGTGTGTATGTTCTACTTCGTTACCATACGTTGCGTATTTGATTGCCAAGAATATCATCTCTGCATCGATATTACATAGATTTCTTGGATTAGGTATTGATGGTACACAACTACGGATAAGATTTATTAATGCCTCTCCGTTTAATAGTTCGTCAGGATTTTGCATTGATATTTCATCAATAGCAGTCATCGGAAGTATAGGTAACTCGTCCAATACAGTTTTTTCTATTTCTGGATTAAATCTGCCACCAGTCGGAATTTGTACATATATTCCCGGTTTACGAAAATATTTGGATAATGGGTTCTCATTGGTGTTCATTTGTTTGTCCTTTGATAAATACAGTATAATAAGGTTAGTAATTAAGTATATACATAATTATTTATCTTCAACAATAACTACGAAGTTTTTATAACTAAATTAAAGGTTTTTCATGGCAGATGATTCACAAGACGTTTTTATTACAGGTGTAGGCGGTAACGTTGCCCAGTGGAGTACTGAAGCAACTGCCTCTCAAATGGCAGGTGCATTAAAAAAAATTGGTAGCCAAAATACAAAGATAATTGAACTCTTAACTAAAATGATGAGTGGTCAATCTGTTACTGTTAAACAGGCAGGTAAAGCAATTGGTGAAGGTGCAAAACTTCAAAGAAGTATTGATAAACAAACAGCAAAAGATACTACAAACGCAAACACGAGCCAAAGAGTATTAAGAGACATTGATAAAAAGTTTGGTGGCTTTGGTTCACTATTCGATGGTCTTAATACCACAATGGGTAAACAGTTAGTCCAAGAAAAGAAAACTACAAAAGCAGTTGAGCGTCTTATGAAAGCGTCAGGAATGTCTGAGGGTGATGCGAGAGCAACAGTTGAGGCAGACAACAAAGCAAAAGAGCAGATGAACTTTTTGAAAAAGGCAGTAGTAAGTATCGCTTCAGTCTCATTGATGGCAGAAGAGGCTACTAGAGCAGGATTTGAAGAAAGATTTGATATGGCATCTGAACTTCGTCAATCTGGTTTGATGAATGGCTTAAGTGGTATGAACGAAGGAATGATTGATATTGCTAGAACGATATCTGAAACTGGCTTTACTTTCGGTCAAGCCGCAGAATTTACTAAAGCATTTTCTGAAGCAGTTGGCGTAAAAGGCGTAAAGGCTACATTAGATTTTGTAAACAATATGGCACAAGGTCCTACTGGATTAATGGAACAGTTTAGTTTAGAGTTTGGACAAGTTGCTCACTTATCTGGTGAATACTTAGAATCTTTAAGACTTTCAGGTCAACTTAATAGAATGAGTGACCAACAACAGAGACTTGGCATGGACAGTTTTATGTCTAATGTTCAAGCAACATCGAATGTACTAAAAGTTTCAATGGAAGAAGCGGCATCTATAATGAAGAATGCTTTGACTGATGAACAACGAGGCATGCTTTTAACTCTTCCAGACCAAATGCAAACGTCATTAAAGGCTGGAATGGAGTTTATGGGTGGAATGAATAATCCACTTGCTGAATTAATAACTACAAGATTAGGCGCAGGAGCAAATCAGTTTATGCAAACTGAACAATTCCAAGAAATGTCTGGCTCTCAAGCAGGTTTAGAATTGATTAAGTTCACTAATCAAGCGGCTAATGTTTTAGAAACACAAGGTGATGCGGCATTCCAAGAATTCATGGCTGGCCAAGGTTCTGGATTTATTGACGATTTGATAGAGACATTCTCGTCTTCTCAAAACAGAGGTGTTGCATTTACTGATGGAACTATGGCTCTCATTGGTCAGTTAGCGGCTTTTCAACAAACATTAAGTGAGGCTGGACAAGGCATATCTGGTGGTGATAGAGCAGACTCAGTAGAAATGAGAAACAGAGAAGCAAAACGTCAAGCCTCAGTTGGATATGAAGATGCATTTAATGCCCTTATGCCAGGTTTTATTGATAACGTTGAAAATCTAACAGAAACAAATAGAAGATTTGCAGAAACTGCCAGAGATACAATTACAGAAAACGCAAATTTAATTGATGGATTTAGTAATGCTACTACTGGTGTAAAACAAGTAGTAGTAGAAACAGCCTCACTTGTTACTAAAATGCTTCAGTTTCCAGCATTTGTATTCGACGGAGTTGGTAGTGTGTTTGGAACAAATGTACTAAGTAATGATGGTAGGTCTGCCCAAGACTTCACAAAAGCAGGTAAACAAGGTCGTACAATCAGTAATTCTCAAATGCAAGATTTTGAAAAATATACTAATGATATGATTGAAAAGATTGGTAAAGATAAAAATGCAACTGCCGAAGATAGAAGAGCAGATTATGAAAGACTATTACAGTCACTATCAACCATTATGATTACTCAAACGGCAGAGGGCTCAAATGCTAATAGTATAAATCAAACACAACAGAAGATATTAGCCAGTCTAACTACTTTAATCAATCAGTTGAAGAATTAAGGGATGAGGTTGACAATGTATACAAAATATGTTAATATAGATAAAATTAGGAATAAATTATGACTTGGAAAAAGTACTTTAAAACATATGACGGTGTTCCACGCCCGGCAGAAACAGGACCAGCACAAAATAATGCTTCGAGTTCTAAATATAGCAGTTGGTTACCAGAGGTCTATATGGGTCAACCGAATCGTGCCCAACGTTATGGTCAATATGACCAAATGGACATGGATTCAGAAGTCAATGCGGCATTAGATACAATTGCAGAGTTCTCTACATTGTTTAGTGAAACTACTAAATTGCCATTTAACATTCAATACAATGATGACCCATCGTTTACTGAAAACGAAATTCTTCAAAAGTCATTACGTCAATGGTGTTCAATGAATAAGATGAACAAACGTATCTTTAGAATTTTTAGAAATACAGTTAAGTACGGTGACCAATTATTCGTTAGAGACCCACAGACATACAAACTATATTGGGTAAACCCATCAAAGGTTGAAAAAGTTGTCGTAAACGAAGGCAAAGGCAAAAAGATTGAAGCATATTACATTAAAGATTTAGATATTAATATGCAAAGTCTTAATATTACCGCAGACACAGTTAAACTATCACAAACTGGCAGTCAGAAGATGGGTATTCCTACATCTACATCTGGTATGCAACAAAGTTATGGTTCAGGTGCGGATGGTCAAGGTTCAAGGTTTGCAAACGATGTAACAACTACAGCAATTGATGCCAAGCATGTTATTCATGTATCTTTAAGTGAAGGTATAGACCAATACTGGCCGTTTGGTACAAGTATGCTTGAGCCTGTATTTAAAGTATACAAACAAAAAGAATTACTAGAAGACTCTATTATTATCTATCGTGTACAACGTGCGCCAGAACGTAGAGTATTCTATATCGATGTCGGTGATATGCCAACTCACAAAGCACGTCAACACTTAGAGCGTATTAAGAACGAAATTCATCAACGTAGAATCCCATCTAAAACTGGTGGTGGTGCTAACGTTGTTGATAGTGCGTATAATCCACTATCAATCATGGAAGATTACTTCTTTGCTCAAACGGCTGAAGGTCGTGGTTCTAAAGTTGAGACACTTCCAGGTGGTGAGAACTTAGGTGAAATTGATGATTTGAAATTCTTCAATGATAAACTACTAAGAGGTCTACGTGTTCCACCAAGTTACTTGGGTGGTATGGATGCAAATGGTTCTGCGTTTAACGATGGTAGAACTGGTACTGCGATGATACAAGAGTTCAGATTTACAAAGTATTGTGAAAGACTACAACAACTTATTGTTGAAGAACTAGATAAAGAATTTAAGATGTTCTTAAAGCACCGCGGTGTTGTGATTGAAAGCAGTTCTTTTGATTTGTCATTCAACACTGTCCAGAACTTCGGTAAGTATCGTCAAGCAGAAGTAGACCAAGTAGCAATGAACGTATTTACAAGCATTGAAAGTGCAGATTACATTAGTAAGCGATTTGCAATGAAACGTTTCTTAGGATTATCTGAAGAGGAAATCTTAGAAAACTCAATGATGTGGAAAGAAGAACGTGATGTTACTGACCCACTTCAAGGCAGTGATGATGGACTTAAAGGTGTAGGAGCATCTCCGGGTCCAGCAGGCGGCGACTTTGATGGTGGTGGCGACATGGAAGACTTTGATGATTTAGAAGGTGATGCAACTGATGATGCGTCTGTGATTTCTGGAGAAGAAAACACAGAAACTGACGAAGATGCATAAATACTAGTATGAAATATATTGAAATAAATGAGAACTATTCGCCAGAAGAAGACGAGTTTAACGCTATCGATTTAGAAGATACACGTAAAACTCGACTGACTCTTGTACACCTTTCTAAACTTAGAAAGATAAGAGAGTATAGAAAGTTTCAAAAAGCGGCTGATAATGAGCAAATCCAGAAGCAATACGGCGGTTCTTCTGATGAAGCACCTGCTGGTGGCGGCGCATTAGACTTATAAAAAACTTATATTTCATTATTAAGTACGGTTTTATAAATTAGTAAAACTTACTAAATATCTTAAGTTCGGTGAGAAAACCGAAAAAAATGCTCATTTCCGAGCATTTTCCCAATATACTTACATAATCCCCATAAATACTTGTGTATGAAACTCACTTTGCAACAAATTGGCGCATTGCTTGTTTCTATAACCCTGCCGCAATTGTAGTGGCTATTAAAAGATTATTAAGGAGACTTAACATGTCCAGAAGTACACTAGAACAAGTGCTAGAATTGTTAATCAATGAAGAGAATGCAAAAGCAGAATCGCTTTTACATGACTTCGTTGTTGAACAAGCACGACAAATCCATGAGGATTCTTTAAACGAAAGCGACACAGTTGTAGAAGAAGAACTTGAGGAAATTGAAGAATCAGAAGAAATCGAATCTTTAAACGATGATATCGAAGAAGATTCTGATGAAATTGAAACAGAAGAAATGTTTGACGATGAAGATATGTCTGACGATGATGCTGAAGAAGACCTAGAAATGGGTGATGAAGAGCCAGCGGAAGAGATTGAAGACAGAGTTGAAGATTTAGAATCAGCGTTATCTGACCTAGAAGCAGAATTTGAAAAAATTATGGCTGGCGAAGACGATGCAGAAGATGAAGGCGAAGAAATGGATATGGACGATATCGATTTAGATATTGAAGAGCCAGAGATGGAAGAATCAGTTGAAGAAGTTGTTGAAACAGAAGAAACTGACGAAGCAATCGAAGAAGCCGCATCAGAAGATTTAGATGAAGATGCATCTGAAGAAGAAGAAAAGTTGGAAGAATATACAATTCCAGCATCTGCTAAAGAAGGCGACAATGGCGAAGGTTCTTCACCAGTTGCTAAAGATGGCGGCGCAGACGAAAGTGACGCGGCACCAGTTGGACAAAACGATGGTAACACATCTGGCGGTTCAGCATCAGCAGAAGATATGAAAACAGGTAATGTAAACACAGTTGGCAACAAGAAAGCGCCAGCACCGAAAAAAGCCTAAGTAATAAACTCTTTTAGGAGAAACCAATGACAGTTCTTATTGAAAAATATACACATAATCAAGCAAACGTTAAGTCACGTATTGTTGAGAACGAGTCAGGTGAAAAGAATATGTTTATGGAAGGCATTTTCGTTCAAGGTAACGTTAAGAATGCTAACCAAAGAATGTATCCTGTGAGCGAAATATCTAAAGCAGTGGAATCAGTCCAAAAAAGAATTAAAGAGGGCTTTCCAGTGTTAGGTGAATGCGACCATCCACCTGAATTAACAGTCAACGTTGACCGTGTTTCACATATTATTGAAAATATGTGGATGGATGGCGCTGATGGATTTGGTAAACTAAAGATTGTTCCTACACCAATGGGCAACATTATCAGAACACTAATCGAATCAGGTGCCACTTTAGGCGTCTCGTCTCGTGGTTCTGGTGAAGTTGACCACGCTGGTAAAGTTAGCAATTATGAAATTATCACTGTCGATATTGTGGCACAGCCAAGTGCCCCGGATGCATATCCAAAAGCAATATACGAAGGATTAATGAACATGCGTGGCGGTTACCAAACTTGGCAACTAGCACAAGGTGTTCAACAGGACAAGACTGCACAGAAGTACTTGTCAAAAGAAATAGTTAAGTTCATTAGAGAACTTAAACTTTAATTGAAAGAAGGAGAACCAACAATGGCAACAAATGAAATCCTTGCTGGTCTTCTTGAGTCTGATGTTTTAAGTGAAGAAGTTTCACATCAAATATCAGAGGCTTGGGAAGCACAAATAAATGAAGCAAGAGAGGAGATAACAGCCGAGTTGCGTGAAGAGTTTGCACAGAAGTTCGAACATGACAAATCAGTGATTGTAGAAGCCATGGATAACATGCTTTCATCAGCAATCAAAACTGAAATGGATGAGTTCAAAACTGACCGTGAAGCCCTAATCGCAGAACGTGTTGCATATAAGAAAGCAATTTCTGAACATGCATCTCTCCTTGAAAAATTCATTACTTCTCAATTAGCAAATGAAGTTAAAGAATTACGTGACGACCGTGCTAAAGTTAACGAACATTTAGATAGAACTAAAGATTTCGTTGTTAAACAACTTTCACGTGAACTTGCGGAATTCCACGATGATAAGCGTGATTTAGTGGAAACTAAAGTACGCATGGTAGCAGAAGGTAAAGAGATTCTTAATAAGACTAAGAATTCATTTATCAAGCGTTCAGCAGAATTGGTCGAAAAGACAATTGATACTGCTTTACGTTCTGAATTGGCTGTTCTTAAAGAGGACATCCAAGCGGCTAAAGAAAACGAGTTTGGCCGTAAGATTTTTGAAACATTCGCTGGCGAATTTATGACCTCACAACTAAGTGAAGGTACTGAAGTTGCTAAGATTACTAAAAAATTAGAAGAATCTGCTTCCGAGATTGCTAAGTTAGAAGCAACAATTACTGAAAAAGAAGAAGCCATCTCAAGCGCCGAAACTGCAAAGAAAGTGCTAGAAGACAGAATGGACCGAAACAAGGTCATGGAAAGTCTTTTATCGCCTCTAGGCAAAGAAAAGCGTACAGTTATGGTTGATTTACTTGAAACAGTAAAAACAACTAATTTAAAATCTGCATTTAAGAAATACTTGCCTGCAGTTTTGAATGAGAACGTCTCAACAGAGGCAAAACAATCGTTAAATGAAGGCAAAGTAACAGAACACACTGGCGATAGAGTTGAAGAAGTAGTAACTTCAGAAGCAACATCACAGGGTAGCGATGCCAATATAATCCAGTTAAAGAAATTGGCTGGACTTAAATAATAACCAGAAACAGGAGAGAAAGATGGAAAATCTTTTCGAAGGAAATAACTGGGATACTACACGTGAAACACTTTTAGATGGTCTAGAAGGTAACAAACGTGACGTAATGTCCTCAGTTTTAGAAAACACAAAACAAGCACTTACAGAAAGTGCGGCAGCGGGTGCAACACAGGCTGGTAATATTGCTACTTTGAACAAAGTTATTTTACCAATCATTAGACGTGTTATGCCAACTGTTATTGCAAACGAAATCATCGGCGTACAGCCAATGACTGGTCCAGTTGGACAAATTCACTCACTAAGAGTACGTTATGCAGAATCAGCCGGTGGCGCAACAGCAGGTGCTGAAGCACTTTCACCATTTGATATTGCTAACAACTACTCTGGCGACGGTTCAAGTGCTCCGGCACCAACTGCGTCTATGGAAGGTGAAGCAGGTAACAAAATGTCAATTCAAGTGTTGAAACAAACAGTTGAAGCGAAAACACGTAAGTTATCAGCACGTTGGACATTCGAAGCGGCACAAGATGCTAATTCAATGCACGGCTTAGACGTTGAAGCAGAAATCATGGCAGCACTTGCTATGGAAATCACTGCTGAAATCGACCAAGAAATTTTAGGTTCACTAAAATCATTGGCTACATCAGCGGCTACAGACTTCGACCAAACTGCTATTGGCGCCCGTCACACTACAACTTTTGTTGGTGACGAACATGCGGCACTTGCAACATTAATGAACAGAGAAGCAAACCTAATTGCACAACGTACTCGTAGAGGCGCGGCAAACTGGGCAGTAGTTTCTCCAACAGCATTAACATTGCTACAGTCTGCAACTACATCAGCATTTGCTAGAACTACTGAAGGTACTTTTGAAGCACCAACAAACACTAAGTTTGTAGGTACTTTGAACGGCTCAATGCGTATCTATGTAAACACATACGCTACAGACGACACAGTTCTTTTAGGTTATAAAGGTCAAGGCGAAATTGACGCGGCTGCGTTCTATTGCCCATACGTTCCATTAATGTCATCAGGCGTTGTGGTTGACCCAAGTTCATTCGAACCAGTAGTATCATTCATGACTCGTTACGGGTATGTTGAATTGAACAACACTGCATCATCACTTGGTAATGCGGCTGACTACGTTTCAAAAATTGCAATGAGCAACGTTTCATTCACATAATATTTTATTATATTAATAATGAATAGAAAAAGCCACCTTCGGGTGGCTTTTTTAATGCCTGATTCCAAACCTATAAGATAAATACATATAATAATGATGTACTAGTATTTTTTTGGAATAAAGCATGGCAGAACAAATCAAATTTGGTGATAGACTATATCTAAAAGGACAAGAATTGATTTTGGATAATGGTTCTAATAATGCCGTTATAAAATCAATTGATGGAACTTTAAAGGTTGACGATAATCTTGTTGTAACTGGTGACTTAACAGTCAATGGAACAGCAACTACTGTTAATTCTACAACTCTAACTGTTGATGATAAGAATATAGAACTTGGTTCGGTAACTACTCCCACAGATGCAACCGCAAATGGTGGTGGTATTACTCTTAAAGGCGCTACTGATAAAACAATTTTGTTTGTAGACTCAACAGACACTTGGGATTTTAGTGAAAAAGTTAAATCTGTGAATGGCTTTGAAGGCAATCTAACAGGTAACGTAACTGGTAATGTAACAGGTAACGTAACTGGCGATATGACTTCGACCGGTATTTCTACATTTGCACAAATTGATGTTAATGGTGGTTTTTTAGATACTGTTGTAATTGGTGATACGGATCCTGGACCAGGAACATTTTCTGTAATTGCTGGCGATGGCGCTAACATTACTAACGTTCTTACAAATTATACAACAGATACATTAACTGAAGGTTCTTCTAATCTATATTTTACAGATGCAAGAATTGACACACACTTAAACCAAAGCAATCCAAATAGTGGTTACGTTCTATCATGGAACGGCACAGATTATGTTTGGGCTCCACCTAGTATAAATTTTGATAAACAATTTAGTTCACTACTTAATACACCCACTACATTGGCGGGATATGGAATTACAGATGCGGCTACATCGACACAGGGTGCATTAGCAGATAGCGCCTTACAAAGTGAAACTATTAGTTTAGCAACACTAAAGGCTGAAGTTGCGGCTAGCACAGACTTTGCAGACTTTAAATCACGTATAGCGGCATTATAAGGAATAAAAATGGCAGAACAAATTAAATTCGGCGATAGACTTTATCTAAAAGGTGAAGAATTAGTTTTAGATAACGGTTCTGGTTCTGGAGTTATTAAAGCCACTAGTGGCACTGTTGAAATTAAGGGTAATCTAGTAGTAACTGGAGACACTACTACAGTTAACTCAATTCAAACTAGTTTTGCTGACCCGAAACTTTTAATTAATGGCGACTTGACTGGTGCTCCATCTGAAGATGTTGGTATAGAAATTGAACGTGGTACTTCAGACAACAAATTCTTATTATGGAACGAAACGACAGACAAATGGTCAGTTGGTGCTGAGACATTTGTTGCAGGAATATTCGAAGGCAATTTAACAGGTAACGTAACGGGTGATATAACATCATCTGGTTCTACATTCTCAAATATAGATATTAATGGTGGCGCAATTGATGGAACAATTATTGGCGCAAACACACCAGCGGCTGGCACATTCTCAACTGTAAATGCGACAACTATAACTGGTGCGTTAGTAGGCAATGTAACAGGTACAGTTTCTAGTATTGCTAATCATACTACAAGTGATTTGACTGAAGGAACAAACTTATATTATACTGATGCAAGAGTTGATGCAAGATATGCCACATTACAAGCAGATAGTAATTTCATAGAAACATTAGATGGACAAAACGGTGCGTATTACTTAGATTATAATAACTTAACAAACGTGCCAACAGTTATTGGCAGTATTGATGATTTAAGTGATGTTGATACAACAACAAATGCGCCTACAACTGGACAAACTATCATATGGAATGGTACTAACTTTGTTCCTGGTAATAATTTTAGTCAATCAGATTTTGATTCAGCATTCACTGCCAAAGACACAGATGACCTAAGTGAAGGTACAACAAATTTATATCATACGACAGCAAGAGCAAGAGCATCTATTAGTGCTACGGGTAGTTTAAGTTATGATAGTGGCACAGGTGTTGTTTCATATACACAGGGCAATACAGATACTGTAGCAGAAGGTTCAACTAATCTTTACTACACAGATGCAAGAGCGGATGCAAGGGCACAGTTAAAGATTGATGCTTTAGTTGACTCTTCGCCAGGAACATTAGATACATTAAATGAATTAGCGGCCGCTTTAGGCGATGACGCAAATTTTGCCACTACGATGACAACTTCATTAGCAGGCAAAGAACCAACTATAACTGCTGGTACAACATCTCAATATTATAGAGGTGATAAATCATTTCAAACATTAGACACACTTGCAGTTGCAGAAAATACAAATCTATATTATACAGATACAAGAGCAAGAGCGGCTATTAGTGCGACAGGTAGTTTAAGTTATAACTCATCAACTGGTGTCATATCTTTCACACAAGGTAATACAGATACAGTTGCAGAAGGCTCATCAAATTTATATTACACAGATGCTAGAGCAGATGCACGGGCACAATTAAAGATTGATGCATTAGTAGATTCAGCACCTGGAACATTAGATACATTAAATGAATTAGCCGCGGCACTTGGAGATGATGCTAACTTTAGTACAACGATAACAAACTCTATTGCTACTAAACTGGCAATAGCAGATTTTAATTCTACATTTGACACAAGACTTGGTACAAAAACAACATCCGATTTGACAGAAGGTACAAATTTATATTACACAGATGCTAGAGCAAGAGCCTCTATTAGTGCAACTGGTTCTTTAAGTTACAACAGTACTTCGGGTGTTATATCATTTACACAAGGCAATACTGATACAGTAGCAGAGGGTTCATCAAATCTTTACTTTACAGATGCAAGGGCACAAGCAGTATCTATAAACAATATTGTAGAAGATACCTCACCACAATTGGGTGGCACTTTAGACCTAAACACATTTGACTTAACTACACTTGATGACACAGTTACATTGACAACAAATGCAACTCCATCAATTGTCACAGGAACAGTCGGCGCATCAACAGAAACACTATTGTCAAACACAACAGTTACAATAAATGATGATGGTGATTATGCAAACTCTGTAAGTAGTTTTGTAACACTTACAAGTACACAGATAGATACTCTAGGCTTCAAAGGTGATTCATCCTTAACATATTTCGGTTCAGCCGCTTCCTCAAGTAATTTTGTTTTCAGAGATACTGGAGATAGTATTGAACAGAATAGTATGGTTGTTGTTTATTCACCGCCAACAGATACATATACATTTACATTAGCATCACAACATGCAGATAACGATTCTGGTACTCCTGGAAATCAAAACCAATTAAATATTTCTGCGGCAGATACGGATATAAAATTCAAGCAATATGCTTATGGAGAAATGACAGTATCGTCATCGACAGCACTTTCTAATTCCAATATTCAATTGAGAGATGAAGACGGATTTTATATTGATAAAACACATGTCGATGTCACAAATACATCAGGCAATAATTATAAGATTGTCTTCTGGACACATAGCGTTAGTGTTGGTGATACAATTGAAGTAGTTAATCCATCATCATCTACTGCGATATTTACATGGGGTGCTGAAGATTATAATGAAACAGGTCTAGTTGCTAGTTCAGAAAGTTTCTCAATCTCATCATCTTCAAATGATTTAATTGCAATTGGTGATTTAGATTTCACAGTTGGTAATACAACTGGTGAAGTAGTTGGTACATTAGTTTATGATAGACCATCTACTAAGAGTGTTATTTCTGGCTTAACAACTGTTTCTATAGATGGTACTGATTATCAGTCTGCATTAACAGTGTCTGATGCGCCTCTCATTTTGTCTGGTAATTCTGGAACATCAAATGAAGTCGGATTAGCAGTTGGTACTGGCACAGATGGAAGAATACATCAACTTGGTACTTCAGGCATAACGACATTTAAATTCCCAGCCGCAGACGGTTCAGCAAATCAAGTAATGAAGACAGATGGTTCTGGTGATATATCTTGGGCAACACAAAATACTGATTATGTTACAGAGGGTTCTAACTTATATTATACAGATGCAAGAGCAGATGCAAGGGCACAGTTAAAGATTGATGCCTTAATCGGTGGTGCATCTTCAGCCTTCGATACTTTATTAGAGATTGAAAATGCGATGGCTACTGATACTGAATTGTCTTCAGCAATTTCAGGACTTAACCATGATACACTATCTGGCTTTGTAGCAAACGAACACATCGATTGGACTTCAGCATCAGCAGGAACAATTGACCCTAGTAACTATACTAATACCGGAGACACAACATACACAGCAGGTACAGGTTTAAGTTTATCAGGAACAACATTTACAAATACTTCTCCAGACCAAACAGTTACATTAACTGGCGCAGGTGCTACTAGTATCTCAGGAACATATCCTAACTTTACTATTACAAGTACTGATAGTTCAACTAATATTTCAGGAACTATTGAACCAGCGACAGACAATACTTACAACTTAGGTAGTCCTACTAAAAAGTATGCCAATATTTACGGTCACTCAGTTCACGCAACCTATGCCGACTTAGCAGAAAGATATGCAACAGACGTTCCGTATGAACCTGGAACAGTTGTAGTATTTGGTGGTGAAGCAGAAATCACAACAACGAGTATTGCTGGTGATGTATCAGTGGCAGGTGTAATTTCTACTAATCCAGCGATTAAACTAAATGCTGATGCTGGTAATTCAGTGACGCATCCATATGTCGCACTAAGAGGTAGAGTGCCATGTAACATGGTTGGTCCAGTGTCTAAGGGTGATTTGATTATTACAGCACATGATGAGCCAGGATATGCTAAGAGTAATGGCAAGTTTGATGCTGGTCGTTCAGTCTTTGCTAAGTCACTTGAGACAGACCTCACAGAGGGCAAAAAAGTTATAGAAGTTGTGATTTTATAAGTACTTAATTATTAACTGTAACTATTGCTTTTCCAAACATTTCGATAAATAGTATTGTAACGAGAAGATAAAGGGTCTCGTTACATTATGGAGAGGACTTACCTGTCTTATCCTAGGCTAACCTTTGTCTTAGTCGAAAGGATGGAAACATTCAACCTTAAAGAAGCAACAAGGGATGGAAACATTCTGATAATATTTTATAAAATAACACAAGACGGGAGAAAATTAAATGGCAGCATATGCAATTCAATTCCGACGTGGTACAACGACTGAACATTCATCTTTTACCGGTTTATTGGGTGAAGTTACAGTTGATACAACTAAAAAAACAATAGTTGTACACGACGGTTCTACAGCGGGTGGTCAGCCCTTAGCACTAGAAGGTGCGGCAGTATCATCATCAACGGGTACGTTTACAAGTAACGTAACAGTTGGTGGCACACTTGGTGTCACAGGTTTGACAACTATGTCAGGCGCCGCGGCAGTAACAGGTGACCTAACAATGACAGGTCACGTACTACCAAGTGCAAATATTACTTACGACTTAGGCTCAACCACGAAGATGTGGCGTGATGTCTACGTTGGTCCTGGTTCATTATACATTAACGGTAAGAAAGTTATTGAAGATGATTCTGGTACAATCAGCGTTACAACAGACGCAAACGAAGACCTTAAGTTTACTACAAGTGGAACAGGTACATTAAAACTAATCTCAGGTAATGGTATTAACTTTACTGGTGAATTAGGTGCAGTATCAGGCGATTTACAAATCGGCGACCACATGGACATGAACTCAAACTTAATTAAAGAAGTAGCAACACCAGTATCTGGTACTGATGCGGCAAACAAAACATACGTTGACACAGCGGCGGCTTCAGCAGTAACAGGTGGCTCTAATGCCGTTTCTGGTACAACTGGTGCATTCTCTAGTAACGTAACAGTTGCTGGTAACTTAACAGTTTCTGGTACAACAACTACAGTTAACACAACAGACGTATTGTTTGAAGACAACATGTTTGTTCTTAACTCAAACACAACCGGCACACCTACTGAAAACTCAGGTTTCGAAGTAGAACGTGGCGATTCATTAAACGTTCAGTTCCTATGGAACGAATCAGATGACAGATGGTCAACTGGTTCAAACACTTTACATGCTGGTGCATTAGTCGCCAACACGTTTACAGGTGCTGTAACTGGTAACGTAACTGGTAACCTTGACGGTGTAGTTGGTGGTAACACTCCAGCGGCTGGTTCATTTACATCAATTGGTGGTACAACTATTACTGCTTCAACATCATTCCAAGGTGACTTGGTTGGTGACGTAACTGGTGATATATCAGGTTCTGCTGGTACTGTAACAAGCATATCGGCTCATCTTAAAGATGAAGACGACATGTCTTCAGACAGTGCAACACATGTTCCTTCACAACAATCAGTTAAGGCTTATGTTGCTTCACAAATCGCAACTAAAGACAATACTGATGAGATGACTGAAGGTTCAACTAACCTATACTTCACAAACGCTCGTGCCCGTGGCGCAATCAGTGTTTCTGGAGATATCTCTTATAACTCATCAACTGGTGTTATTTCAACAACAGGTCTAGCAAGTTCAGACACAGATGATTTATCAGAAGGTTCAGCAAATCTTTACTACACAGATGCAAGAGCAGACGCCAGAATAGCGGCGGCTTCTACGACTGACTTATCTGAAGGTACTAACTTGTACTACACAGATGCAAGAGCAGACGCCAGAATCGCAAATGCAACTACAAGTGATTTGACTGAAGGTACGAACCAGTACTATACAGATGCAAGAGCAAGAGCGGCAATTTCTGCTTCTGGTTCTCTAAGTTACAACAGTACAACTGGCGCTATGTCATATACTGAAAGAACTGACGAAGAACTACAAGACTTAGTTGGTGCTATGTTATCATCTAACACTGAGACTGGTATTACAGTATCATACCAAGATGGTGACGGTACTATTGATTTAGTAGTTAACACTACTCATTTCCATAGTTCAGTACAAACAGTAACTTCATCACAAGAAACAACAAATGCTTCATCAACAGTATCATTTACATTCAGTGAATTATCAAACGCACAACACTATGCTGTTTTCTTAAACAGACAGTTGTTACGTCCTGCTGAATATTCTGTTTCTGGTACATCAGTTGTTATCGCTACAGGCGTTATTGCTGAAGACGATGAATTAGAAGTAACAGGCTTTACAAACACTTAATCAAATAATTGATTGAGTAAACAAAAATAGAGATTAGACAAGACGTGGGAGGCACCACCTCCCACGTTCTACCGCACGGAGAGGCGATAGATTGATACAGAATTAAAAAGGGTGTCTCGGGCTAATCAACTCATAAAGGAGAATAAAAATGGCACGTAAAATGAGAAGTGGAGGTAACACTAATAAGTTTTCCTTCGATAAAACAAAAAAATATAAGTATAATTCATCTGGTTCACTAGTTGAATTTACAGGTGATGCAGGCGCAGATGATATCACAATGTCAGGTTCAAAATCGTCTCTTAGACGTATGGCAGACGTTGAACGTAACGTATCTATTCTTGCGGCTAAACTATTAACAAACGATGGTGGCTCAGGTGATAGTGACGATAGCAACTTCGGTCGTATCGAAACTAAGAAAATTCGTTTCAAAGATGACATTCGTATGGATGACGTTTTAGACATGCGTTCAACAATCGACATGAACACTAACAAAATCACTGATTTGGGTACTCCAACTGCTTCAGCAGATGCGGCAAACAAATCATATGTTGATACTAAAGTATCGGCGTTAGCGGATTCTGCTCCAGCGACATTAGATACACTAAATGAACTAGCGGCTGCTTTAGGTGATGATGCTAACTTTAGCACAACAGTTACTAACTCAATTGCTACTAAAATGCCATTGGCAGGTGGTGCATTTACTGGTGCAGTAACTACTAACTCTACATTTGATGGAAGAGATGTTGCTACAGACGGTGCTAAGTTAGACGGTATCGAATCAGGTGCAAACGTAACTGATGCGACAAACGTGACAGCGGCAGGTGCCTTAATGGACTCTGAATTGGCTGGTATTGCTCATGTTAAATCACTTAACCAAGGCTTAACAACAACTTCTTCACCTACATTCACGGCAGTTACAGCAACTGACTTTAACGGTACGGCGACATATGCAAAATATGCCGACCTTGCTGAAAGATATGCGGCAGACGCTCCATATGAAGAAGGTACATTAGTTATGTTTGGTGGCGAAGCAGAAGTTACTTCAGCACAAGGTTATGGTTCAACTAAGATTGCAGGTGTAGTTTCTACTAAACCAGCATTCGCAATGAACGATGCGGCTGGTAATTCAGAAACTCACCCTTTCATCGCTCTACAAGGTCGTGTACCATGTAAAGTTGTTGGAACAGTTTCTAAAGGCGACATTCTAGTAGCATCTGATATTTCAGGCGTTGCAACAGTATGGACAGAAACAACTGTAGACCCTCGTATGACAGCATATGTTGGTATCGCTATTGAAGACAAAACTACAGGTGGCGAAGGCTACGTTGAAGTTAAAGTAGGTAAGTAATTACTTAAACTTTAAAGAAACAACTAAAAGGGAGCAATTATGCTCCCTTTTTTTATACATAGTTTTTTTGATTATTTGAATAATTTTTTGATAGTTGTGCAGAATGTTTTCTTACCATCTTTAGACCCTACAGGCAATGAGTTCTCCTGAATCCATTCAGGAAACTTTTCAAACAGTGTCTTCCATTGAAGCATCTCATTGTGATAATCTACAATTCTTTTTAAATGTTCGCTTGTGTTTGGATAGCCGTATTCATTCTTCAACTTATTAACTCGTTGTTTACATTCTGCTAAGTCTCTGATATCTCTATCTATTGCAGTTAGCACTTTTTCAAATGCCTCTATCTTTCTAAACTTATTGATTAGAAATGTGTGATGTTTGTTCTTTGGCTTGCCATCATATAGAAACATAATCTCTTGTAAATCATAATATAATGCTTTCACAGGATTGATACTTTCTCGGTATCTTTTTGTTATTTCTTCGATAGCAAATTCTGAACTTTCAGTAGATAAGTTTTCAAGCACACTTATAGCCAGTATGTTAATACGTTGGCTACTTGCTGATAATGCCTTTTTAGATTCTTCTTTGACTTTAGCAATTACAACATCAATTAGACGTGCTTCGGCTGTATCTAAATCTCTCTTTAGATATTCTATGTGTCCAGGACTAGAGTGTACAATGGTTCTTCTTAGACTGTCCGTAGTTCTTTCCCCTTTAAGAACTGCCTTACAATCTCTTATGAATCTCTGTTTCTCTAAGTTTATGATATGTTGATTCACTATATCTCCTCCAAACTTCTCTACAGTAGTATTTAGGATGATTTAGTGTGTCTCAAAGTGACGATTTAATACATTTTGTATTAGCCTGCAACTACACCACACAAGGCGGCACAGGACTTAAGTCTTTTGTTTCTTATATCTCTATCTTTGAATGTATCTAAGTAACCAGTTGTATATATTTCTCCATCTATTATTTGTTTTATAGATTTGTGTTGTAATGAAATATTATTTTCTCCAAAAGATTTTATAAAATTCACTAACGGACCAACCATGTCTTCAGTGCCAAACTCATCATCATACATTGCGGCATGCCAACAACACGGAAAAACTAACCCATAACTGTTTACAAAAATATGTGAACTTTTTATTGCTACACAATCTATATCACATTTGCCTAATTCTACTTCGTGTCCAGTCAACTCTCTGTCTATGTTGTTTATGTGATTTGTTCTGTCTTTACGTTTAACAGGTTCAATATTAATATAAGATTTTTCTAAATCTGATTTTATATCTGTGATATATCCAACTTTTTCTGAATCTAAGAACATTTTCTGTTGGTCATCATTGCCTAGATTTCTTTTGTCAAATTGTTTTTCAACATTCTTACTTTCAACTTCTGCTGGTGGCTTGATTGTATATTGATACTCGCCTTGTCTACCGTATACTTTCATTGATTGAATAATATTATTGTCTTTGTCTCTATTAGTAGAAAAGCCCATCGCTCTCTTGGCAAAGAACTTGGTGACTCCCATATCTTTTGCAAGTTGTCTTGCTTCTTCTACTTGATGTTCATTATGTCTAAACACAAGAAATTCCCAATGAGAATCAGCACCTGTTGAGATATATGTTTCCATTGCTAACATAATTTTATCCCAATATGTGCCTTTTCTGTATATCCAGTTTGTGTCTTCAAGACCATCAACACTGAATACAACAGTAGAATTATTGACAGAGAATATCTCTCCTAACTCACGCCAGAATGCTTCATCTCTGCCACTTGCGTTTGTGTTCATATGAAATCTTATATTTGGATTTATAGACCTAAAGTGTTTCAAAATAGGAATTAAATCTGGGTTAGTCATGGAATCTCCATAATTACCACACATCGTAATCATGTTTAAGTTTTCAATAAAGTCTTCAGAAAACCATTCTTTAACTTGCTCAGTGGTCATATATGTTTCTGTGAATGTTTTGCTCTTTATGCCACCTTCTAGTCTTCGATTACAACTCGGACATTCAGCATTACATAAACTACTAGTTTCTAAATCTAATCTTTTTATATCTTTGTAGTTTATCATTTTAAACTTTCAATGTTGATATGATATCGTTAATAATTTTTAGTTTTTTCTTTCTAAAAAGTGTACGTCTTGTACCAGGATGTAAAGGTTTTGGCACGCAGTTTGTGTCTACCCAAGCATATCCGCCAGACTCATCGTTCATTTTTGGAATGAATTCTTCTTTGACAAGAATAACAAAAGAGTAGTAACTAAAGTCACCATTTCTTGCATGATATTGGTCTAGTGGATATATCTTTACAATATCATTTTCAATATCTAATGATATTTCTTCTTGTAACTCTCGTAATAATGCTTGTGCTACATTTTCATTGTCTTCTACTTTTCCACCAAAGAAACCCCAATTTCTAGGAAATGACCCATCTATTGCTCTTTGTTGTAGAAGTATTCTATGTGTGTCTTTTGCGACTATGCATCCGCCAGCCGCCTTGAGTTTCGATTCTTTCATTATGGCGTTACTACTAGTTCCATTCTCCAATATCCAGCCTCATAAATTCCTTGGTATGTATCTGTCCATGATTTATCTTTGGCATCAAATTTAAACTGTTGTGAAGTCGTTGTGTTTGTTACGTATTCTCTAGTGTCATTAGCACTTGCGTCAAAACTCTTCACCCAATCAGTACCATTATACTCTATAATGTCATTAGTGTCAACTGCAATTCCCCACACACTGCTTTCTGTTGCAGAATCTAATGTCAAGTATCTTTGACCTAGTGCAACATTTGGAATACTGTTAAATCCTGGTCTTGCTGTTGAGGCATTGATAATTCTATCTACCGATGTTATTGTATTTGTCGGTAACGTAGCAGTGTCGATTGCGAATTCTAAAGTATTATTATCACCAGTAGTTGATAGTGTGCCGATTACGTCAGCATTCAAGTCATCTAACTCGCCATGGTATTTTAATCGAAGCCTTGAAACACCACTATCTAATGTGCCATATTCTTTAAGTACTGTTGACCAAGGAATACTAGCATCGTAATTTCCGTTTGCAAACGGAGTTGCTAAAACATTACCACCATTTTCATAAACTCTTAATGCGTAATTGCCTGGAGTTACAATTACACTTGACTGTGCGTTCAAGTCTGCAAAGAACTCAAATGCATCTGGGTCATAATCAAGTGTGTCTAAGTCTGTATAAGTGTATATGTTATTGATAATATTTCTGATAACATTTTGTCTTGTGACTTGTGCTGGTGGATTAATCCAAACTGGTATCTGAAATATCATTGTTGCAATATCAATTTGGTCTTCAATACCTGCCGGAATTCCTCTGCTTGTCCATTGTAAGTCAGTCATCTCTACAGTAGTGATTGTCGTCCAATCAATTGGATTATCATTGTGTTGTATTTCTAATGCTGGATTAAATAGCACTAAGATTTGCTCAAGTAGTTGAAGTTTTTGGTCAGTGTTTGAAGTCCAAATATCAACTTGCATATTCAGTAAGTAAGGAACTGGCATTAATCTTTTTACACTATACTTTTGTCCCTGTTCTGCGGTGTAAGAGTTTGTATTTGAGTCGAATGCTCTTTCATTAATACTCACAGCATCATTGAAGAATGGCTCTTGTAATCTCTGTCTATCAGGTTGCAAACTTTGTACCCAACAAGCAATAAATGGAGCAGATTGTACTACATTCTCTGAGTTACCCTTAAGAATAGTTGCCGCCATACGAGATACATCTCCGTATCTTGCTGGTACTCTGATATAATAATCAGTTACTCCATCGTTTTTCTTTGAGCCTGTTTTAACTGTGAAGCCACTGAACATTCTTACAAATTGTAAGATATATCTTCGAATCTGATTGTCATAGAAATGTTTTTGTGCCATATTAGTCTACCTTTGGTTTAACTGCCTTCGACAGATTTACTTTGCCAGCAAGTGTTGTGCCGTCATCTAGTGTTACTGTACCTGAGTTATTAATAAATTGATTATGTAACGCATGTCCAACTTCCCAAGCACCATCATCGTCATTGATTCTAAACCATTTGCTATCTCTGTATTGAAATAACCTTGACGGTGAATAATCTGTTCTTAAGAAATAAGAATCAGTACTTGGACTATCAGGAAATTCTTTACCGAAAGCCACTGTGGCGTAATCTACATCATCTGGATGATTTGATTGTGTTGCATACATTAAGTTATTAGTTCTATAGTCCCAGTATTTTCCAGGAACATTATCTTGTGCTTCTTGTACAACAGCATCAGTAATTTGTAGTTCTTTGTTGTACGTAGATAGAATATTCTTCAAGTCGGATGCTTCTTCACCAGTACCAAGAATATCTTTGTACTCTTGTGTATCTTGTAATTGTTTGCAACGAACACGCCAAATATGTGGCCACCAACCTGGGTCAAAGCCACTCGAATCTTTCGATGCTTCTTGTACTACCCAATATTGATTTACTGCATCTGGGTCTTCGCCATCGTTGCCTTCTAACATCATGTCTTCTCTCATGTGAGGCAATTCGATTACATCGCCAGTCATAATTTTGCGACCTAGTTGATTGACCATCTCGTTCAAATGGAGAGTGAACACTTGTTGGTCATTACCTAAGAACATACCGAACTGTGATAATTCAAAGTCTTGGTCAGATACTGTATATACGCCTCTAAGGTCATACACATCTGTGTCGTACTTTCTATCTCTGTTCTCTAAAAATAGTAAATCTTGTATTGCCGGTTTGGCAGGGTCAAAATCAGCATCAGTCTTATCTTGTGAGCCGATATACTTATGAATTAAAAGTGACGTACCGCCATGGTCAAAATGTGCTTTGACAGTTTTATCAATAAATTTGTAATCGTTACCCTTTTTAGGATTCCATAGGCTAAGTCTTGCCATAACTATTTTTCTCCATAATTTGACTTCTTACTGTATTTATCATATAATATAGTAATATAATTTCAAAATTATAAATAAAGTTTTAAGAAGGTACAATAATATGTTAATAGATGAAAATCAAGGATACTTGTCAATAAAAGAATTGCTATCACCATTTGCAGTGAGACAATTCAAATTGTGGGCAATGAACCCAGAGAATATACATCGTGGAAACGCTGTAAATGGGGAATACTACGGGAAACATCGTAAAGGTAGAGAATATAACATCTGCTGGAGTAAACAGCCACCAAGAGAAATGTGGGACCCCATAGTAGACAAATTAACTAGTCCTCTAAACGCAATGTTTAAAGGCAAACAATGGGATATGCATATCGTTGATACAAT